TAACTTTACAATAGATTCTTCTGTAATATTAACATTTAATGGTTTCTCATTATTGAAAGATAATGTTAATGGTTCTTCTTTTTTATTTTCTTTATCTTTATTTATTGATGCAATAGCCTTTGCACTTGTATCATTTTCATTTTTCGTGTCGGCGAATACTATTTGTTTATTATTATCTGTTTTATTTACAGATGTTTTATTTTGTTTATTTATATCTGAATTATTAGAATCTGGCACCTTATCCTTACTACTATCGTCAAAATTTAAAAATAAATTTTGAACTTTTGGTTTAGATTCAACAGTTTGGTTCTTTTTATCTTCTTTTGTTTGATTATTTGTTTGATTATTTGTTTGATTTTGAGTATTCGTTTTATTTTTGTTATCAATAAAATCTTTAGCCGTACCTATTTGTTTAGTTACTTCTACAAGAAATCTATCTTTTAGTTCTTGAATACCTCCGGTTTGATTTTTTGACCATTCAGCAAAAGATGTTTCCAAATCTTTCATTGATTTTCCTGTCGTGGCAGCCAATGTTTCCATCATTACCGCACTACTAATTCTACCTGCTTGAATTCTTAGTAAAGCTGCGATATAGTTAACATCTCTTTTCATGTTTTCAATATCAGAAGCTTGTTGTTTGACCACTTGTTCTGAGGTCATTCCTTTAAGTTCATTCTGATATTTCATCAATTCGTTGACTTGTTCTTGTGTGAGTTCTTCTAACTTTACTGTACTCTGACCATCAAAATATTTTTTTAAACTTTCAGAAGAACCAATTTCTATCACCATCTTACCACCTTTCATTTGTGCGAGATTTGTGATAAATTCTTCTTGTTTTTTGTCCAGATTTAAACCTCTAGCCATTAAATCGGCAGATGCTGAAGTTCTTTCCGCAGCGGCGACGGCACCTTTTGCTAACTCTTGATATGATATACCTAATTGAGCCGCCATTTCTTTGGCTCTTCTCAAGTTTACTCCCGTTATTTCGAATCTTCCTTGTTCTGAATTATATGTTGTCAATGAACTCGCAGCACCAATTAATGCATCCTGTAAACCTTCAACATTGTTTGTTGCCATGTACATTAACTTCAATGGATCATTGAAGTCTCCAATTGCTCCACCTAATACTTGTAAATTTGCGGCAAGTTCTATCGCCCCATCAGGATTCATTACTTTTTCAGCAATTGTGAATACCGAATCCATTGATATTCTAAATTCAGTTGCTTTTCTTACCATTTCGGATAGTCCATCAACTCCTTTTTTAAATCCGTATTCGTTTAGTTTTCCTATATTTCTATTTAATTCAGTTGTCACAGTTTGTGATCTTAAACCTAAACCTAGTGCCTCTTTACCTGCCTTTGCTATTTTTTCTTGAGCATCGGAAGCTCCTAAACCAACTTTTTCAAACTCACTATACATTCTAACTAAATCATTCAAATCACCAACATACGCTAATGCGATTTCACCTGCCTTTTCTAATGTTTGTTGATTAAGTAAATTAAATCTACCAGAAGCCTCAAATGCCGTTTTTACAGATGCTGCCAAATCATCGAATCCAATTCCAAGTTGAAGTAATCTTGGATTTGCATTTGTTAATTCTTCTCTAAAGTCTTTTGCTAACTTTCCTGTTAAACCAGCCTGTTTATTTATCCTATCAATTAATCCTGTTTGTTGCTCAAAATATAACTCTAATTGACCACCTAAATTATTTATAAGATTTTCACCAATTTTTGATAAATCATTTAAATCACCTTTAGAATCAAGTATGGTATCCATGATTTTTTGAACACCAATCATTTCTTCACTTAAACCTGGTAAATACTCTTTTTTCTCTTGTGTTATTAATCCTTTTCCAAAGAATTCGATGATATTTCCAGATACCTTTTGACCAAAACTAGTTTTACTATCTTCATCATTATTATTAGTATTTTTAAAACTAATGGAGTAGGATTTAAAATCTGATTTTAATTTAGATTCATGATTTTTATTAGTCCCGTCGAATTTTGTACTACTATTTATTCTATCCCATTCTTGGATGTAAAGAAATTTAAATTTATTGAAATCTAAATTTTGTGAAAATTTACTAATATCTACCTGATTCATATTAATAAATAGATTATTGTGGATTTTCTAATTCAATTAAATAATTTATATAGTATCTTCTTATATAAACAGGCATGGAAATAATATCTCCATAAGAGAATCCTCTCTTAATCAAAAATAATATCTCACTTAATTGATTTTTCTTATATTCCGTAGAAAGGGCGAAAAAATTCTACCCCGAATCCAAGTTGAAATTGGACTTCTTCTCCTGATGGGGCTATTGCTTTTTGTGATAAATCTAATCCAGGTTTATTTAATTCAACAAATTTTCTAAAATCTTGTGAATCTTTAATTGGTAAGTTTTCAATGAAATTCCTAATTGTCATTGGGTCTCTATTACCTTTCACAGATTTTATCATACCCTCAAGTTGTTTTGTAATAATTGGTGCAAAACCAATACCATTCCAACTTTTATTAATGTCTTTAATTTCGTTTTCTTGTTTTTGAGTTAAAAATTTAAATGTAATATCCGCATTAGATTTACTCATAACATAAGTAAACTCCCCATGTTGGTCTGGTGTCAATTCAAATTTTTTAAAATTTAATGAACTTAAATCAACTACAACTTTAAATTCATTGTCTGTTTTTGGATCAGATAATGTAATATTATATTCTGAACCAAATGCTGTGTTTCTTAAAAATATTAATATTGCTTGTTTATCTTCCTCAACAATTTCTTCTGCGTTGATATCTTTATCAATTACTTTTCTTTTAAGTAATTCCATAACAACAGAATTTGTTTGAATCAAATTTGGTGAGGATAATATATTTTCATCTGATGCAGTTAGGTATGCAACTCTAACAGATTTCTTTCCATTTGCGTAATGAATTCCTCTACTAGGTAATTCTACAACATCATAAGCAATACTTGGGTCTATTCTTAAATCTTCCATACATCTATTTTAATCTATAACTATTAAAAAGTAAAGTTTAAATAAAAAAACCGATAACCTATGGCAGATTTAATGCTAGGTTATCGGTTTCTAAAATATAGTAGTAGATATTAGTATACAAGTATACATCTATCCATTCTCAATGAGCATTGTATTGATGCAATATCATCTCTTGAGTAATCTAATTCGTTGAAGTTGATATCGGTGATAAAAGTTCCTTCCAATATCCATTTTTCAACTACAACACCTGTTGGGTCTAACATCTCAAGTTCAATGTTCTTCTTATACCCCGCAGCGTATCCCATACGACCAGTTACTGATTCTGCGTGTAAACGGAACCATTCCATCAACGCTTGTGATGCGGATGGTCCAATTGGGTCTTTAAATGTTACCCTCATTTCCTGCCATTCAAATCTACCAGCAACATATGTTGATGTATTCAAGAAAGGAATTGCAACTGAGTTAATTTTCGCACTAGGTCTTGCTGCTGAAGTTACATACCATTCGTTAATTCCCAAAGATGATGGAAATCTAACGATGAATCGGTTAACTCTTTTCGGTTCATATGGAACCGGCATTTTCATTAATAAATCTGCCATTTGATATTTGTTAAATTTTTAAGTTTATTTACTTTATTATAAATATATTGATATTTGAAAATAATTAATTATCCAACTATTGACTATATCAAATAAATTTCGTATTTTTTACTAATACCCAGTATAACTAGTTATAAATTATAAATTAATAATAATTAATAAAATAAATAATAAATACTAGTTCCAGTATACTGGGCGTTTTATAAAAATATAATTGTTTTAAAAAATGGTTCCATGTGGAACATAGATATAAAAAAAGGGTGTATTTCTACACCCTTTTATTTTTTATTACCATTTTTAGATGTTATCAAAAGATGCTCCAGAAGGAGTTATAATGAATTCTACATCAATAAATTCAAGAGAACGAGTTGGTTTGATATAAATCTTACCTCTCAAAGTGTTTGCATCAATATCTTCTGGATCATTTGATACGGTTACTCTGAACTCATATACACCTCTTTCCTTTTTAATTGATTCCAAAATTGGATTTACCAATCTCAAGAATTCATTTCTTACTTGTTCATCATTTTGTTCGAACAACAATCTAACTGCAACTGCAGATATTAGTTTTCTTGCTCTCAATAGTAATCTTCTTACGTTGATTCTATCAAGTGCAGATTCTCTAACTTGAAGTGTTTTATTACCCCAAATGATTGTGCCAGTATCAGAGAAGGTTGCAATTGGATTAATTCTATTTTTATAAAGTTCATCTCTTTCGTCAAGAGTTAACTTCTTGTATGCCTTAACAGCATTTACCAAACCTCTTGAATAACCAGCCACAGCAAACCATGGATAAGAAACGTTATCAGTTAACGCGATGTTCTTAAGAACTTCACCTGTTGGTGGAAGATACAACTGAGTTGCATTGTCACCATCTCTTACCTGAATCCAAG